GCCGCCGACTACGCTCTGCGGCCCCGCAACGCCGCCCAGGAGGGCCGCCCGTGGGAGGAGCTGGCTGTCCGTTCGGGCACCTCGGCGACCCTCGGGTCGGGCGCCCTGACGGTGCTGGCGGCGGCTACGTGGGGCTGGTCGGCGGTGCCGGCCACGATCAAGCAGGCCACCATCATCCAGGCCATCCGGTTCTTCAAGCGCCGTGACGCCCCGTTCGGTGTGGCCGGTAGCCCCGACCTCGGTTCCGAGCTGCGCCTCCTGGCGAAGGTCGACCCCGACGTCGAGGTCATGGTCCGCAAGTACCGGCGGAACAGGATGTTCGCATGACCGGCGACGCTGGTCTCCTGCGGGCCAAGGCGACGTTCAATGCCCCCGGCGTGCGCGTGGCCAAGGGTGACGTGTTCGGGTCCGCGGACCCGATCGTGGCCGGCCGGGAGCACCTGTTCGAGCCGGTGCCCCCGGTCGACGAGTCCGGCCCGGAGACCGTCGTCAGGGCCAAGCCGGCGAAGAAGGCCCGCCCGAAGGGTGGTGAGTCCGATCATTCTGGCTGACGTCATGGACGAGATCGGCGACGCGCTCGACACGATCGACGGTCTCCGGGTCTACCGCTGGCCCGCCGACGCACCATCTGTGCCGGCGGCGATCGTGCTTTACCCGGCCATCCGGTTCAACGAGGCGTTCCAGCGGGGCGCCGACCTGGCCGAGGGTGAGATCCTGGTTGTAGCCGGCCGGGCGTTCGACAGGGCCGCCCGCGACGCGATCAGCAAGTACTGCGACGGCGACTCTGCGAGCTCGGTCATGGGCGCGATCTACTCCCACACGTTCACCAGCTGCTCGTACTGCCACGTCACCGACGCCGAGCCCGACTTCGTCCAGATCGCCGGCGTGGACTACATCGCATACCGCTTCCCGCTCGCCATCGGCGGCCCCGGCACGAGCACGTAGGAGGACACGTTGGCTGTACTCGCCCTCACTGACGCCGAGATCCTGGCCGGCCCGCTGCGCCTCACCGGCCGCTCCAACGAGATCACCGTCGACCTCGAGGCGGTCGCTCTCGACGTCACGACCTTCGATTCGGACGGCTGGAACGAGCACATCGCCGGCCTGCGGAACTTGTCGGCCTCGGTCAAGGGGTTCTTCGACGCCAGCCCGATCGAGACGGGCGCCCTCAACTTCGACGCCGAGCTGCTCGCCGGGTTGACCGGCGGCGCCCAGCAGCCGCTGACCGTGTCGGCGACGAAGGCCGACGGTGGTGTGGCCTACGTCGCCGGGTTCCGTCGGGGCACGTTGATGCAGTTCGGGACGGTCGGCGACGCGATCCCGTTCTCATCGGACATGCGGGGTGATGGCGTGGTCGGCCGTGGCGCCCTGATCCACCCGGCCAACGTGCTCCGCACCGGCAACGGCACCGGCACCGCCGTGGTCCTCGGCACCGTCGCCACCGGCCAGTCGCTGCTCGCGTCGGTGCACGTCCTGGCCGTGTCGGGCACGACGCCGGCGTTGACGGTCACGGTGCAGCGGGACGACGGTGCCGGGTTCGCTTCGCCGACCACGGTCGCCACCGTCGGTCCCGTGTCCGCCCCGACCAGCTCACTGACGGTGGTCGCCGGTCCGGTCACCCCCGACGACCGCTACCGGGTCATCTGGACGTTGACCGGCACCGATCCGGTGGCCCGGTTCGCTGCTGCCGTCGCCCTCACCCCCTGAACCTCGGAGACACCCATGGCAATTCTGGCGCTCATCGACTGCTACGTCGAGATAAACGCCGTCGACATGTCGGCCCACGTCAAGGCTGTCGAGCTCGACATCGAGGCTGTTGACCTGGACACCACCGACTTCGCTTCCGGCGGCTGGAACGAGCGGATCAGCGGCCTCAAGAGCGGGTCGGCGAAGGTCCGCTTCAACGACGACTACGCGGCCACGACCGTCGACGACCGGATTTGGGCCCGGTTCGGTCTGGTGACCACGCTCAACGTGCGCCCGACGGCGGCGGCGGCGTCGGCCACGAACCCCGAGTACCAGATGAGCGTGCTGGTCAACCAGTTCCGCCCGGTCGGTGGCACGGTGGGCGACCTCGCCGTCAAGGACCTCACCTGGCCCATCACGGGTGCGATCACCCGGGACGTCGGGGCCTGATGACCCTTCCCGGCGCGGAGCGGCTCGACAGGGCTCTCGCTCAGCTCGCGGTCGACGCCACCGACCGTGACGCCCATCTCGCCGGCGCCGAGCTGGTCCTGGCCCGCGCCCGCCCGCTGAGCCGTTCACGTCGGGTCCGTGCCACCGGCAAGGCCACCGCCACCGCCAAGGCCGGCAAGGCGCAGTTCGGTTCGCCGCAGGTGCGGTGGGCTGTCCCGTCCCACTTCGGTCACGGCGCCCCCGGCCGGCCGAGAGCCCAGGGCGGCTACATGCTGGCCAACCCCTACCTGTTCAAGGGTTCGGATCTTGCCCGCGACTCGGTGATCGACCTGTACCTGAACCGCACGATGCGGGCCATCAAGGCCAGCGGGCTCGGCTGATGGCCGTGACGTCGCAACACCCGGAGGTGCTGAAGCTCGTTGAGGCGATCTGCAGGGCGCTCGACCTCGACCCGAACCACGTCCGGTCGCTGACCCTGAACCTCGACGTGGCCGAGCCGGTCACGATCGACGCTGAGGTGCTCGCACCTGAGGACCAGATCAAGCAGCTGGCCGACGCCGGCGAGGACCTATTCAGGAACGTCACCTTCACCGCCGAGGGCGTCGGCTGATGGCCACCGAAGCAGCCCTTGTGCTCGACGCCCGGTCGTTCAACTCGGCCGAGCGCCTGGAGGTTCAAATCCACTTCGACACCCCGTTCGGCGACCTGCTCCAGGCGTTGTTCGAGGCGGTCGATCCGCGGCGGGAGGGCCCGTCGGTACGGCACATCGTGGCCCGTGACGGGACCAGGTTCTTCCCGGATCAGGTGATCGCCTTCTGTCTGTGGGTGCAGGCGAAGCGTGACCGGCCTGACGCCGAGCTGGCCGAGTTCGATGACCTGGCGCTGGCGGACCTGGTGGCGGCCCATGTCGGGGGGCTGATGGGAAAAGGCGGGCGGAGTACCAGGCCGGCGAGATCGTCACCCGAGCCCGCCTCGTCCGGTTCCTCCGAGGCGGCTTGACCTGGGAGGAAGCGGGCCGGCTCCCGTGGTCGGAGTGGGAGCCGTTGGTGCAGCTGATGGAACGGACCGAGAAGGAGGGTAGGTAGCGATGGCGGGCCGGTCAGCGAATGTCTCGGTCACGGTCAAGGGCGAGGCCGAGTTCACCGCCGCCCGCAAGGAGATCGCCAGGGATCTCGACCGCATCGAGCGTGACGCCGAGGACACGGCCGACGACATCAAGGACGCGTTCCGCAAGCTGTCGCCCGAGCTCGACACCAGCGAGATCCGCAAGGCCCTGGACCTGGCCGACCAGCTCGACGGCATGGTCGCCGACTTCACGATCGACACGGACCTGGCCGAGATCCAGGAGGCCGAGAAGATCGCCAAGGCCCTCCGGTCGTTCCAGGGTCGGGTCGACCTCGACGTCGAGGGCCGCGAGGAGCTGGCCGACGCCTTGGACCTGGCCGAGAAGATGGATCAGATCCGGGAGGTGAAGGTCCAGGTTCAGGGCCTCCAGGATCTCGAACGGGCGGAACGCCTGGCCGCCGACCTTGAGCAGCGCCGCACGATCCCGATCGACGCGCAGGCGGCGGACCTGGTGCGTCTCGGTGATCAGATCACCGAGGCCGGCGAGACCGGCGCGGATGGCATCGCGGATGCGATGGGCGGGATCGACTTCGACAGCATCGGGTCGTCGGGGCTGGGTCAGCTGACGGGCGCCCTGGGCGCGGCTGGGCCGTGGGCCGCGGTCGCGGGCGCGGTGGCGGTCGTCTTCTCCGACGAGCTGGCCGAAGGGTTCGATCAGGGGTTCAACGCCCGCCGCAACGACCTGGAGCGGTCTGTGCGTACCGGCCTGTCCGACTTCGAGCTGGAGGATGTCGGCGCGGCGGCGGGGGAAGCGTGGTCGGCCGGGTTCGGGGAGGGGCTCGAGGGCCTGAAGGACACCGCCGCGCTGCTGAAGGTCGAGCTCGAGGGGGTCGGGTCGGCTGTTGATCTCGGCGACGCGACCGCGCAGAGTCAGGTGTTCGCCGATGTGTGGGGGGTCGACATCCCCACTCAGATCAACTTGGCTCGCCGTCTCATCGCGCAGGACCTGGTCGACGATCACGAGGGTGCGATGGACCTCATGATCGACACCGCTCAGCGGTTCCCGATCGCCTATGAGGAGATATTCGAGGTCCTCAACGAGTTCGGTCCCGTCTTCGACAAGATGGGCATCTCCGGGCAGGACGCCGCACGGGTCATCGGTGAGGCGTGGCAGCAGGGCCTGCTCCCCAACATCGACCGGGGCGCCGAGTTGTTCGAGGAGTTCAACATCGAGGTCACCGATAGCGCTGGGCGGGCCCGTCCGGCGATCGAGGCGCTTGGGATCTCGTTCGAGGACATGCAGGCGAAGCTCGCCTCGGGGCGGGGTGCTGAGGCGATGGACGAGATCGCCACGGCCCTGCTCGGCGTCGAGAACGAGTCGACCAGGAACGCGCTGGCGATGGAGATCTTCGGCGCCTCGATCGAGTCGGCCTCCGACCCGACCGCCGTCCTGGAGCTGTTGGCCAGCATCGACGAGGTTGACGAGTCCCTGGCCGGGACCGCCGACCAGGCCGTCGCGACCGCTGAGCAGATGGTCTCCGGGTGGGATCGGACCAAGGCCGCCGCCATGGACTTCGGTGGCGTCATCGGTGGTGAGGTGCGCGAGGAGCTGGACGCGGCGTGGGTGTCGTGGGATCGGTTCAGGGGGGCGCTGACCGGCGACGAGCTCGAGGGCATGGCCCGCCAGGTGTCCGACTCATCGGCTGAGCTGCGCGGCCTGAAGGATGAGGCGGTCCTCGCCGGCGACGAGCTGGGCGAAATGGAGGGCGCGGTCAGCAGCCTCGACGACGCCCTGGCCGAGTTCTCGGGCCGGTTCGATGCCGACGAGTTGTTCATCGGCTTGGAGGAGCAGATCGCCCGCACGGTCGAGACGGCGACCGCGGCCGATGGCGAGTTCCTGAACCTCGACGGCAGCTTCAACCTGCTCGATGAGACCGGCCGTGAGCTGAATCAGACGTTCATCGACCTCGCCCAGGAGCAGGACAGCCTGATCTCCTCGTTCCTGGATGGGACGATCAGCGCCGACCAGCTCGACGGTGGTCTTGGCCGGGTCCGTCAGGGTGTGATCGACGCCCGGATGGTGATGGACGACGGCCGGGCTGAGGCTGAGCGCTACGCCGATGGTCTGCTCGACATCCCGACCGACATCGAAACCGAGATCGACGCCAAGTCCAACGTCCCGGCGGTCACCTCCGAGGCTGAGAGGAGGTTGCGGGGGATCGACGGGATGACCGCCACGACCTACATCCGCTCGGTGACGGTCTCGGGTTCGACTGGGACCCGAATCGGCGCGTCGGCTAAACGGCAGCACGGCGGCCCAGTCACGGCCGGTGAGCCGTACACGGTCGGCGAGGAGGGCGAGGAGCTGTTCGTGCCCGGCGAGGACGGCGACATCATCGATGCTGCCATGACCCGATCCATGCTCGGGTCTTCGCGTGGTGGGTCCGCCGGCGGCGGCGGTGGGCGACGGGACGTGCTGGAGATCCGCTCCGGTGGCTCCGAGGTCGAAGACTTCCTGATCGGGTTGCTCCGCAAGGCCGTCCGCAACCGGGGCGGCATCGACGTCGTGTTCAACTGATGGCGTTCCCCGACGATCCGCTCGACGTCGAAGTGGGCCTGTTCATCGACGGGGCCTGGGTCGATGCCGTCACCGCCGGCCACGGGGTGCGGGCCCGCGACGCCATCTCGATCGCCACGGGCCGCGGGGACTGGTCCTCCGTGGTCGACTCCAGCCGGGCTGGCTGGGTCCTCGACAACCGGGATGGGCGCTGGTCGCCCGACTACTCCGGCGGGGCCTACGCCGGTCTGCTCCGCCGGAACATCCCGGCCAGGGTCGGCCGCAGCTTCGGCGACCCGTACCTGGCGCACAACGGCACCAGCTCGGCCGACGTGGCCAGCACGCCAGACGTCACCGGCGCCGGGGGCGGCTCCCCCTCGACCCCCGTGGTTGTCAGCGTCACCCCCACGACCATCACGTCGTCGGCGACGACCCACGCCTACGGCCTGCCGACCGTCGCCGTGGGCGACCGGCTCCTGCTCTCGGCCTGTTTCGGGCACTCCTCGGCCGCGGCGTCAACCGATCTGGACGACTGGACCCTGGTCCACTCCGACACCCGGCACACCTTCGACGCCTGGCGGGTCTACGAGGTCTACGTCGCCGACGCGGCCATGGTGACCGCCCTGTCCGGCACCTCGGTCGACTTCACGACCACCAACGCCGTCAAGTCGAGCTGTGTCGTCGTCCGCACGTCGGGGGCCCGGGCTGGCGGGGAGGGCACCGCCTGGGATGCCGTGGCCGGCACCTACTCAGCCGTCCAGCAGACCACCATCGACCCGCCGTCGCTGGCCACGACGTGGGGCGCCGACGCCAACCTCGGGATCTCCCTGCTGGCGGCCGACAAGGGCGCCAGCGCCCTGGACCTCACCACCCAGCCGTCGGGCTGGACGGCCGGGGGCGACACCGGCGGCACCGCAGACCACGGGTTCATCACCGCCGCAGCCAGCCTCGCCACCTCGTCGGGCACGATCGATCCTGGGGTGTGGACCCTCAGCGAAGCGGCGTGGACGGCAGCGCTCACGTTCGCCTACCGCCCGATCGAGGACCCCAGCGGCGACGGGGTGCTCGACATCGCCGGCGACATCGACCTGCGCATCGAGTTCCAGCTCGACGCCGACCCCGCCACCCTCACCACCACCGGCGCCGGCACGCGGACCCGCCTCGCCCACAAGTCGGCCGGTTCGGACGGCTGGGAGTGGGAGGTCTACCTCTCAGCCGTCGGCCAGTTCGTCAGCAACTTCTCCTGGCGGGACTCGTCCGGCGTGTCGCACAACGCGACGAGCGAAGCCGGTGGCGGTGCGATCCCGCTCACCGCCAAGCACGACCGCATCGCGCTCCGGGTCACCCTCGACGTGAACAACGGCGCCAGCGGCCACACCGCCACGTGGTACACGTCCGACTCGATCTCCGGCACCTGGGTCCCGGTCGGCCTGCCGGCGCCCGTCAGCGGCACGACCAGCATCAAGACGAACGACGCCCCGTTGCGTGTCGGCGGCAACCCCGGCGACGGTGCGCACATCCCGCTCCCGGGCCGGGTGCACGCGTTCCAGCTGCGCGACGGGATCGACGGGACGGTCGTCGCCAACCCCGACTTCACGGCCCAGGCGGTCGGGGCCACATCGTTCGTCGACTCCGCTGGCCGCACATGGACGATCGGGGCCGGGGGCCGGATCTCCGACATGGCGTGGCGGTTCCACGGGGAGCTCGCCAGCATCCCCGTCCGGTGGAACGTCGACGGGTCCGACGTGTGGGCACCGGTCGAAGCGACGGGCCTGTTCCGCCGGCTCCGTCAGGGGAACCGGCGCCTTGAGTCCGCCCTCCGCCGTGCGATCACCCGCTCGGCGACGAGCCTCGTGCAGTACTGGCCGATGGAGGAGACCGGGGACTACCTCACCCGGTTCGGCGCCGCGGTCGGCACCGCGCCGCTGGTTGTCACCAACTTCTCGCCCGACACGGCCGCCGACACATCGTTCGTCGGCTCCGATCCGCTGCCTCGCCTAGACGAATCCCAGGCGACCGCGATCGTCGACAACTACACCCAGACCGACGCGTGGCAGGTCCGCTGGCTGCAGGTCATCCCCGACACCTTCACCAGTACCGAGTTGACCTACTTCGCGGTGATCACCAACGACCTGAGCTGGTACGTCCAGTACCGCGACGACGCCGGGGGCCAGCTCCAGGTCAAGGCGTTCCGCTCTGCGGTTCAGCAGTACGCCTCGGGTTGGGCGAGCTTCGACGCGACCGGCCAAGCGTTCCGCATGAGCCTCTCGGTCGTCCAGAACGGCTCGAACGTCGACATCGCCCTCGAGGCCCAGGCCCAGGACGACCCGTCCGGCGGCGGGTTCACCGACACATCAGCCGTCGCCGGCGTGGCTGGCAAAGTCACCGCCATCAACATCGGCGGCGGCCTCGACGTCGGCACCTGGGCGTTCGGGCACCTCACCCTCCAGTCCGCCCGCACACCGACGACCGAGCTGGCCGTCGAGCTGGCTGCCTACGACGGCGAGACCGCCGGCGCCCGGATCGTGCGCCTGTGCGCTGAGGAGGGGATCGCATCGCGGATCGAGGGCGACCCGATGCTGACCGAGGAGATGGGGCCACAACGGTCCGGGTCACTGATGGCCCTCCTCGAGGAGTGCGCCGCCACCGACCTCGGCATCCTCTACGAGCCCCGCACCGCCCGCGCTGTCGGCTACCGCACCAGGGCGAGCATGATCAACCAGGGCACGAAGATCGCCCTCGACTACTCCGCCGGCGGGGTCGCCTCGCCCCTGAAGCTCGACCGCGACGACCAGGGGTTCGCCAACGATGTGACGGTCCGCAACTGGGACGGGACCACGGCCCGGGCGTTGATCGACGACGGGTCGGCCCTGTCGGTGTCTGAGCCGCCCGTCGGGGCCGGCCGCTACGACGCCGAGTTCAGGGTCAACGCCCAGGTGGAGCGGCTCCCCGAGCTCGCTGCCGGGCGCCTGGCGTTGACCGCCGTCGACGAGCCGAGAGTGAGCTCGCTGCGCCTCGCTCTCCACCACGCCGCCCTCGTCGCTGATCCCGCCCTCGTCGGCGACATCTTGAGCTCGTCTCTCGGTGACCTGGTCACGGTCACCGACAACCTGACGGTGGCGCTGGGGTCGGCCAGTGTGAGCCAGCTGGTCCAGGGCACCCGGGAGACGATCGGCGTGTTCGAGCACGTGATCGACTGCCTGACCTCGCCCGGTTCCCCGTGGAACGCCATCCCGGGGGCGATCGTCGATCTCGACGCGTTCGGTGGGGCCGCCCAGGTGCTGCTCACCTGGACCGAGCCCTCCAATCCGGGTGCGACGATCACCAGCTACGACGTCGAACGCTCGGCCACCTCCGCCACAGCGGGCTTCGCCGCCCTGGCGACGATCTCGCCGGCCGGCACCTACACCGACACGACCGCCGCGGTCGGCGTCCAGTACTGGTACCGGGTGAGGGCCACGAACTCCGCTGGCGACGCCCCGTGGTCGAACGTGGTCACCGCCACACCGACCGAGGCGACCGACCCGCCAGAGGCAATCGATGATCTGACCGCCACCGCGGCCGGCGCCTCGGTCGACCTGGCGTGGTCGGCGCCGGCGTCGACTGAGACGATCACCAGCTACGACATCCAGCGCTCGATCATCGGAGCCACGGGCCCGTGGACCGACGTCGAGATCGACCTGGCGCCGACCACCACGTACACCGACACGACCCCGGGTGCCGGCGTGGAGAACTGGTACCGGGTCCGGGCCACCAGCTCCGAGGGGGATGGGCCCTGGTCGAACATCGACTCGGCCACCCCGACCAGCACCCCCGCCACCATCGCCGTGGAGTGGACCGCGGAGACCACGATCACCGGGTCCGCCACCAGCCACACCATCACGCTCCCGAGCGCGGGGATCAATGCCGGGCAACTCATCCTCATCTGGTGCTCCACGCAGACGAGCAGCGACGCCGGTGCGCCGGCTACACCCGCCGGCTACAGCCTGCGCTGGTCGCTTGGTCACGCCTCCAGCTTCCGGCCCCGGGTCACCTGCTTCTACCGGATCGCGGATGGATCCGAGGAGGACGACGTCGTCACCCTCGACTGGGGTGCCACGTCGGTCATCACTCACGCCGTCGCCGTCGGCCTGTCCGGGGTCGACACCACCACCCCGTTCGACGTCACCCAGACCGGCCCGACCAACGGCGGCAGCAACCCCGACCCAGCCTCCATAACCCCGGTCACCGACGGGGCGTGGGTCCTGGCCATCGTCGCCGGGAACCGGGTCGGCGGCACCTCAACCCCGACCATCTCGACCGGCTACTCGACGGCGTTCACCCAGGCGCCAGACGAGAGGGCACTGGTCATCACCTACAAGGAGCTGGCCACCGCTGCGGCCGACAACCCGTCAGCCTGGACGTGGACCCCGATCGACAATCACACCACGGTCACCGACGCCCTACGCCCGGCTGGTGGTGGAGCACCGGCCGGCACCCCAGCACCGACTATCCCCACCTTCTCCAGCGACGTGACGATCACCGCCGGGCAGAACGTGAAGTCCATCATCGAAGCCCAGCCCGCTGGGACCCACTTCACCCTCGCGGCCGGGACGCACACGAACTGCGAGAACGTGAAGCTCAAGACCGACCAGCACGTGCGCCTAGCGACCGGCTGCATCCTGGAGGGCGCCAGCAAGGGGTACTGCTTCCGGCCCCTCGATCAGTCCGTGACCGGTGTGGCGATCGGCGGTGATCCCGCCGGCGCCCGACCGATCATCCGCAACTACGGGCTCGGGACCTCGCGCCAGCAGTACGGGGCGATCATGGGCAAGACCGACGACCCGCTGGACCTCTACCCGTCCGAGGGCGACTTCCTCTACGCCGACGTCGACGACTGGTTCATCTACCACCTCGACCTGGACCGCAACTCCAGCAACGGCATCACGCTCGGCTCCAACTGGACCATCTACGACGTGGAGGCCCACGGGCACACCGTCACCGGGATAGGCGGAGACCGGATCGTGGGAGGCCTCGCCCACTCGTCGCTGCTCTACTACAACGCCTTGAATCCGGCGTCGGGTGTGGGCTCTAACGGGGCGAACATGAAAGTCACCTGGGTCAATGCTGACGCCGGCCGCACCGCCAACACCCCGATCGACCGGACCAAGGCCCCCTTCGTCGTGTCGCATTGCACGTTCGAGGCGTTCGACCGGGACGGAGCGGCGGGCCGGACCCGCCGCGGTCTCTGGTTCGACCTGGATTGCCAGGACTGCCTGGTGGAGTACTCGACGTTCGATGACCACGAGTTCGCCGGGATCGACGCTGAGGGCTGCAACGACGTCGAGGGCGCTCACTGCGTCATCCGCGGCACCCCCGGCTACGGGGCCGCACTCGGGCAGAACTTCGTCGACGGCGCGATCTGCGTTGGCGAGTCAACGAACTGCTACTTCCACCACTTCACCCTGATCAGCTGCGGGCGGGCGATCATCAACCGCATGTCGAACCGTTCGTCCGATTGGTACAACTCGAACGACGGCTCGTTCGTCAACTACGCCTGGGCGGCCGGCCCCCGCTACTGGATCCTGGCCACCGGCCGCGGGGTCACCCCGTCAGCATCGGCTCAGTCGAACATGTGGACCGGTGGGAACCGCTACGAGGACATGATCCTCATCGACTGTGACCGGGTCATGATCAACGAGGGCACCGACGACGGTGGCATGGACTGCTCCGGGGCCACCCCGAACGACCTGGTATTCGCTGGGAACGATTACTCGGGTTCGCCCTCGATCCAGTTCTTCAACAAGAGCAACACGGCGCTCAACCTGGCCCAGTGGCAGGCCCTGGGGTACGACACGTGACCGGCTTCCTGTGGGCGCTGCTGGCCACGGCAGCAGGCACCCTCGGCGTGCGGGTCGCCGCGTGGGGGCTCGCCTGGCACGAAACCACCACGGTCGCCGTCTTCGGTTTGCTCGGCTCGATCGTGGCGATGCTCGGCGGTCTCGGCGTCGCGTTGATCTCCACCCGCCGCAAGGCCGGCGCCGCCCACGTGGCAGCTGAAGAATCGCAGAAGGTGGTGGTCGAGATTCACCACCTCGTCAACATCAACAACCGGCTGGACCGACTGGAGGCGGCGCTCGCCGCTGCAGGCAGTCGGGGGCATCGTCCCCGAGCAAACCCTGCCGGTCGTCCTGCTACCACCCGACGAAGGAGACTGACCATGGACATCCTCCGACGCATCGCCGGGGCCCGCGCCGAGTTCCAGACCGCCATCGGGACCACGTTCAACCTGCTGGTGCTGCTCGGCGTGCTCAACCTCACGGATCAGGCGATCGCCGGCGTGAACATGGCGATCGGCTCCTGGCTGGTCCTCGCGCAGAAGGTTGCTCTCAGCGGCGACCTCGACAGCCTCGCGGGCGCCATCGACACCGAGGTCCGCCGCCAAGCCAACGGGCGGCCCACTGAGGTTAGCGCTAGCCGCGAGGCTCGAAGATGACGTGCAATCCGTTGTCAGGGTGGTAGGTCCAGAAGGCGACAGCCAGGTCACCCTCGGCGGTCTGCGTGCCGTCGAGGGCGCGGGTCGAGTCCATCCGGTCCACCACCGACGCCGAGAAGCCCAACTCGGCCAGCACCGCCGTCAGCGCCAGCGCGTCGGCTGTGCTGACGTCGCCGCCCTGGCCGAGCGTCAGCGTGAGCGCGTCCTCGCAGCACGTCTCGGTCGCGACAGGCGCCGCGCTGTTGAAGTGGAGGGCCGCCGCCTCGAACGGGTCCCGACGCGGTCCCTCGTCGCTGAGCACAGAGCCGACCACCACCGCAGCACCGATGAGGACGATGAAGAACAGGGCAGCGAACGTCTTCCGGCGGTCCGTGGTCCTCGGGCGAACCGGCGCCGGAGGTTGTGGCCCCGGCGGTGGCGGTGAGGCGGCGCCGCGCTCCGGTGGCCACCAGCGCCCGTCTCGATCGGCCCGCCAGCCGGGCGGCGGTGGCCATCGGTAGACCTGGCCGTCCCACGCCATCCAGGGCGCGGCCCGTTCTGACGGCACGATGCGATGTGGATCACCTGTCATGTCTTCCCCCCTCGGTTCTTGCCCAGCCACGGGCTTCCTCCCTCGCCGCGTCCCTCGTGACGAAGACCCGCCCCCCGGTCTGGCCTGCCATTCACGATACTGAGATTTGACGATTGACAAAGCAGGGTATCTAGTGGTTGACTCTACGCATGAGCCGCACTGCTGCCACAGGCCGCCTCCGTAGACAGGTGAACGCCGCCCTCAAGAAGAGGGGCCACACCGGCAGCCACGACATCGCCACCGGGGAGCTGATCGCCGACGAGCTGGCCACCTTCACCGGCCCCCTGCGGCTGAGGGGCCACTCCTGGCAGGCCGTCCGAGACCACCTGCGAGACGCCTGCGACGAGACGCCCAGCGTGCAATGGCTCATCAACGAGCTGCCAGAACTCAACCGGCCCGCCCACGAGCTGGCCGCCAGCGACGCCTAGATCTGGCGGCGGGGGGCTCGCGTGCAACGGCGGCACACGAGTGCGGTACCCCGCCGCCAAACCGTTCGGTGCTGGTGGACCGACAACCCCGCCAGGCGCCCGGTCCGCCAGCACCACCAACCACAAGGGGGAACCCATGGAAGGCACCACCAGCAAGCCACGAGCGGTAGCCACACGACCGGCCGTGCTCGACGACCCCGACCCCGGGCGGACCGCGCCTGACGAACCGCTGCGCACCGACATCGTCATCACGGCACACGCCCGGCACCTCACCGCCACCGCCGTCGACCTGGAGGGCCCCGTGTCGTTACGGCTGCATCACGACAGCACCCGCATCAGCATCCTCGGCACCCTCGCCGAGCTGGACGACCTCGTGGCCGAGATCACTGCCGAGGTCGACCGCATCCACCGCCAGCGCGCCGACGCAGCCGACCGGGCCGACGGGACCGTGGCCGACGCCGAAGCGTTCTCCGACGGGTGCTTCAGGATCGAGGCCGTCGACAACGGTTGGCTTGTGCGTGAAGCATGGGGCTTCGCCGGTCACAGCATCGACCTGCTCGCCCGGCCCGTCGCCTTCAGCACACTGGACGACGCCCGGGAGCACATCGCGGCCACTAGGCCAGGGCACGACACCGCCTACCACCGGCTCGACGCCGACGAGCGAGCCGCACGGGCGAACCAGCATCATGCCGTTCGCTGAGCGTGCCGCCGAGTACGTCGCCCGGGACGCCGCCGCTGACCGGGCCGAATGGTCCCCGTGCCGCACCGTGGACTGCCCCACGTGCGCCGCCCCGGCCGGCCGGCCCTGCGTGAGCGGTGAGGGACTGAGCCGCATCCCCCACGGCGCCCGACGGACGGCGGCGGCGTGAGGGAGCTGACGATCAAGGTGACCGCCGAGGAGGTGGCGCACCTCGCCAACCGGCACGCCTTCATCGCCCACTACGACGAGATCCTCGACGCCAGCCACGGGTCCCGGTTGCTGAACAAGCTCGCCGCCGCAGCCCAGGCGGATGCACAGGTCTTCCTCGTGGCGCATCTCGCCGCCGCGAGCGGAGAAGCGGCCGGCACGGTCGTTCCCC